TTTGGAAACATTCGGATTCCCAACCGACGGAAATCACATTGGCATTGGTGAACCTATTGTTGGCACCCGCCGCCACACTTATTGAATTGGGGCCGCTCTGGTTCTACCAAATCATGTTGGTGGGTTCGGGCGTTTATCAATTGATTTGTGTGGCTAAAGGGGATTTGAAATGTCGCGTGCGTGCGTCCATCGTCACGTTCGGACTATTTTGCACCACATTGATGATGTACGTCATCACCATAGGATTGCCGACACCATCACATTGGGGATGGTTTGTTTTGGTGTTTTCGGCATTCGGATCATTAAAGAGATTAAAAACGGAACAATTGCATCGTCATGGATAGCACGGAACAAATATTGATAACCATTGGAACAATCGCGGGATCCGCTGGTTTGTGGAAATTTTTTGAAGCGCGGTTGAAACTAAAGGCAGAACAACGCAAAGACGATTTGCAAAACAACGATGGCGTGCAATACCGTGACGATCTGAAAAACCGCGTGGAAAAAATGTCGATGGCATTAGAAGAAGCCAACGCCAAGATTTTGGAGTTGACACAAAAGGTCGCCGAACTGGAAACCGAAAACAAATACTTGCATCGGGAAATCGACATCCTCAAGCGCAAATAGTTTGATGGCGGTATCTATAATGTAAAAGGGAACCCGATTGGATTCCCTTCACACTCTATTAACTATAACCCGTGCCAATGCTAAACACATTCAAATATAATAAAAATATTCCAATATGATTGATCGTATATTTTCCAACGCTAAAACCACGGTTGTTGGCCTTATCATCTTTTTGACCGGCGCCGTGCTGGTCGGATTCGAGAAAGCGACGTTGACCGAGTTCGGCGCATTCATCGGTGTGGCCTTTGCCCTTTTCTTTTCTAAAGACCCAAAAGCATTGAACAAATAATGGACAACGAATTTGATAACGATTTCAACGAATGGCTCGAAGAATTAGAACAACAAGAACAACCAACAGCATGCGACATTGGCGACCACGAATGCGATTCGTGTGGCTCATAGCCGTCGCCCTAATCGTCCAGTCGTGTGGTGCATCGTGGCACCTAAAGCGTGCGATTGCAAAAGACCCCACGATTCTTGCGGACGCAATCGTTCGCGTTGATACGACGGTTGTGACGCAATCAATCCGTGCGGTGGACACCTTGGTCGTTCGTGATACGATAACGCGGGAAATCGTTCGTGATGGCGTCCAAATCAAAGTGAAGCGCATTCACGATACGATCCGTGTGGATGTCGTTTGTCCGCCCGATACCATTCGCGTGGTGGCAGAGGTGCCCGTTGAACAAGTGGTGATTCGCGAAAAAGCAATGCCCATGTATCGCCGTGTGATCAATATATTGTACCTCATCTTGGCCATTCTGATCCTGGCGTGGGTCTATAAGTTGACAAAGTAAAACGTTCAACGGGAGGTTCCCGTTGTTTTGTTGTTGTGGGGGGCGTCCTTTGGGCGTCCCTTTTTTAGTGCAATAAAAAACCCCAACGGTCTTCGTTGGGGTTCTTTCACAACAATCAAAGAAGAGAGCAAAAAGAGTGATTGTGTATGCTTTTTTTCCTTTATGTGGAATTTTTATCTTCGCCGATAAAGTGTTCTTTAATCAACCAACGCCCTGGCGGGCGGTTGAGTTAAACAACACCGTCGAAGATAAAGCCGGTAAATGATAAAGTCAAGTATTTTGACGATGAGGTCTTAACACGGGATTGTGAATTAATACAATCAACATTTTGTTAATTCAAATATTTATTATAAGTTAGCCTTAAGAATCAAAAAACAACGACAAATGAAAAGAGCAATTAAAAATTGGCTAATCGTCAATTATCCACCTATCGTGTTGACTATCCTTATAATGATGGGGTTCGTTGCAATGTGCACATTGCTATGGGTCATTGAACATTTCACAACCGACCTACCGATTCAGTATCAATAAAAAACATACAATCGCGAACGACGCCCGCGATTGCATCACAACAACATTGGCGTCAAAACTTTTTTAATTATGGCAAATGTAGATTTTGCAAAAGGACACGGAACCATCTTGAGTGGTTCGGTGAAGTATGCCCGCTTGACTAACGAAAGTGGCCCCGACGGAATGTCGGAAAAATACGGGTGCGATTTGTACCTTGATTCAGCATCGGTGAAACAATTGACCGACTTGAAAATTCTTGACCACGTACGTGCGAAAGACCCGCAAGGCAATTTCAAGCACGAAGAACCCGTGGTGAAGATTAAGTCCATCAACGTGCCTAAAGGCTATTTGGCCAACCGACAAATCTTCGACGGTCTAATTGGCGATGGTTCAGAAATACGTGCGAACGTATGGATCAAGAAGTGGGAACACAAAGGCAAGAAAGGGTTGTCGATTTGGTTGTCGGCGTTCGTTATTACCAAATTGGTAGAATACGCGACCAACGATTCCGACGCTTTGTTTGAAGGCTTGGAAGATTTGGGTGATGTGACGGCGGAACAAGTTGCCGTTCCAGGATCTAAACCGCAAGTTGCAACGGCGTCGGCAAGCGATGCCTTTGAATCCGATGATGATTTACCGTTCTAATATGGCAATGATTGGAAAAAGGGCAGAAGATATGATAATGGAAATGACGAAATACATCTTTGACAATCACCAAATCGACGTGATGAATACAAAGAGGCGTCACGAACCCGTTGTCATTTCAAGGGCGGCTTTGTTCAATGCGTGTCGGGGTCTGATGACCTCGACACAATTGGGCGGTTACTTTGGTATGAATCACGCAACGGTCTTGCACCATCAAAAGAACCACGAAGGGTTGTTGATGATTGCGTATTACCGACAATTGTATTTTGAATTGATGCGCATTCGTGCCACACACGATGAGGTCGCCAAGGAATACCAAGACGATATCTTGAAGCAACTGGAAGATTTCAAAAAACGCTACGAGATATTAGAATGGAAGTATCAACAACTAAAGGCAAAGCAAGGTGAAGAAGTTAATACGTAAGCGTATGCACAAAGCGTACGTGCGCAAATACATTGTAGAACTGCAATGGGATTCATTGAACACGATGTTGGTGGCCAGCGCCACGCAATGGAACGAGGACATTGTGAACCTATTGGACAACAACGCGAAGTTGATCCGTAAGTACGAACGACGCAACCGCTGGTTAAGATTCTAACGATGGACAAGTTCAACACATTCAAAGAAGCAATCAAGCTTGTGGCATTGTACCAAGCGACATTGGAACAAATGGACACGATGAAAGGGACGCGCCTTTATCGTCAGAACATCAAAAAGATGATGAACCAATTGGAAACGGCGATTGAACAATCGATCCGCGGGCCATTGTCGGCATTAGATTCGACCGACGAAGAATTGATGTCGACGATACAATTCAAGGTCGAAGCGATTTTGGATTTGTCATTAGAGGAATTGGCCGGATTGAAAATGGCTATTGATGAACATCGTGATGTACAAAGTAAGGGTAAAAACTGACGATGTATTGTACAAAGTAAGGGTAAAACCTTACAATTATAGGCGCACACATATAAAAGTAGGCGCAAACCTTTACATGGTATGTGTAAGCATATAAAAAACGGGAAAACCTTTACATTGTATGCGCACACGTATAACACAAAAGAAAGATGAACGAAGAAGCATTTAACAAAATGATGGGGTACCCATTGGAGGCCGTCGAACAACTGGTGGAAAGAGCAAAAGAAATCAACCGCAAACGTCTGATTGAATTGAACAATCGGGACTTGCAACAAAACGGAATTGAAAATGACTAAAAAAGATTTTGTCCAAATGTTGGAATCACACGATTGGACGTACGAAAGAAGCGACGACCACCGCAAATGGACGCGTGGTTGCGAACAACGCCGACGCATTATGGCGGCCAAAGTATTGTTTGGCGTTGACGGCGAATACTTATTCGAGAAATACCGCAAAAAATACGGGGCGTGATGGATCGCAAGTCAATTGTATTTCAAATAGACGAAGACCTCAAACAACACGTTTGGGAGTTTACCAAAGACAACAACATTGGCAATCGTGGTCACTTTGATGGTGATCGCGAACGCCAGTTTGTTGGTCTGATTGGTGAATTCATTGTTGCCGATTATATGGGATTGGTTCCCAACGACAACGTTGTCTATTACCAAGGCAGATGGATCAAGTTGCCGGAATTGAGCAACGATGGTTTTGACGGCGGATTTGATATTGAATTGGTGACGGGCGAAAAGTTTGACGTGAAGACAATGACCAGGAATGTTGACTTGCAAGACCACCACGAACACAATGTGGTTGCCTCGCAAGTCAAATACGATTGTGATTTTTATATCTTTTGCTCGTTGAATAAAAGAAAGAACACGTTGTCGATTGACGGTTATTTATCAAAGTTTGAATTGATCGCGTTGTCGAACTTCCACCCATCGGGCGAAACGATTGTGCGTGATAATGGTACAACGTTTCTAATCACGGCGGACACCTTTTCGGTTGAAGCTAAACACCTACACGATCCAGGTGTGCTGGAAAACCTTGGTGGCAATTTATTGGCGTTGTCCAAGCTTGAAGAACAAAAAGGAAAATACTTGAAAAAATGAAAATAAAGAACGTAGAGCAAAGAAGCCGTGAGTGGTTTGAAATGCGCCTTGGTGTGATTACTGGATCACGATGCGCAAACGTATTTAAGTCGAACAACCTTTCGTTTGTCGACGAACTGATTGCCGAACGGTTGTCGGGCGAGATTATTGAATCGCCAACGACCAAAGCGATGATGCACGGCATTATGATGGAACCCGTCGCATTGGACGAATATCGAATGCGTACGAACGCCGATGCAAGGGAGATTGGATTTTGTATTCACGACCAGCACGATTGGTTGGCCATCAGCCCCGATGCGCTGGTGTACGAAAATGGTACACCGATCGGCGGGGTGGAAATTAAGTGTCCATCAACGAAGAAACACGTGGAATACATCCGCCAAGGAAAGGTTCCGTCGCAATACAAATCGCAAGTGATGCACTATTTCATCGTCATCGATTCATTGCAATGGGTTGATTTTGTATCGTTTGATCCGCGCATTCAGAAAAATTTGTTTATTTTCCGTGTCCATCGCGACGACCCACAAGTTGAAGTAGACTTGGAAATGCGCAAACAATCATATCTCAAGTTTTGGGACAAACTGCAAACCTATGAAAGGCAAATCACCGAATGATTCAGAATACTGGCAAGCGGCCAAGGAATATTTTAGAGCGACGGGCAAACCGCACGTCATTGGTATGCTTGAAAGAATCGTTGAATTAAGACAAAAAGCGAACGAAACCGAATGAATTGGATTCCAAAGAACCTAAAGGAATTGGCAAAGCTGGCCAATGAACTGAATGCAGAAAAGCACCCGGACATTCCACCACACGTGTTGGTCAAGAAACGATTCAAGGACACGACGGCCAATGATTTGACCAAGACCATCATTTATGATATGTATTGGGTACGTCAAGGTGTGGCGTATCGGATCAACAACGGCGCCGTGTACGACCGCAAAAAAGGTGTATATCGCAAAGGTGTGCAACGTCGTGGTGTGCCCGATATCATTGGAATCATTAACGGACGGTTTATCGGCATTGAAGTAAAGATTGGGAAAGACCGCCAGTCAGCCGACCAAAAGGAAATTGAACGCGAAATTAATGACGCGGGCGGTGTATATTTTATCGCCAAATCCTATGACGACTACCTAAACAAGATTGCCGAATATGATAAACGACACCCATAAAAAAGGCGCATTGACCGAACTGCGTTGCGCCGCTGAACTTATTAAAAGGGATTGGCACGTGGCATTCCCGTTTGTGCATCAATCAAACATCGATTTGATTGCATACCGCGACAATAGATTTGTCACGATTCAAGTCAAAAGCGGAAATTTGATGAAGGGACAATGGGCAGAAATCAACGTGGTCTTTGATCAATACAAGGGCGTTGATTTTATCATTTGTTACGATTTGACGCATCGCCGTTGGTTCATTTTCCCATTCAAAGATTTGGAGGGTCGCAAGTCGGTCACGTTGTCGCCGAAACGATATTCGCGCAACTGCGACAACTGGGCATTGATTAGATAACAACAACAAGAAAAGAGCAAAAAGAATAATGGATATCATAAAGATAGCCCAACGATACACCGACGCCGGATTTTCCCCAATCCCTTTGGTTCCAAATTCCAAGCGGCCCGCATTGAAGGGTTGGCAACAACACGCGGAAAAGCCAATTGAAGATTTTGATGTATTTAAAACCACCAACGGCATTGGCCTGGTGATGGGATTTGATGGCGTGCAATGTTTAGACATCGACGCCAAGCATTTTGAAGGGGATGAATACAACGATTTTGTTGCATTAATAGAACAACACGACCCGACTTTGATTGATAAAATGGTCATTCAGCAAACGCAATCGGGCGGGTTTCATTGGATTTTTAAATGCTCGGAGATTGCGGGCAATGAAAAGTTAGCCAAGAACAAGGCGGGTGAAGTAACATTTGAAACACGTGGAAAGGGTGGCCAAATCGTAGTGTGGCCAACAAAGGGATATAAAATTCAAGGCAAGATCACGGACGTTGTCGAAATCAGCCCCGACGAACGCAACTTGATTTGGTCGTGTGCCCGTATGATGGACGCCACCGTTCCACAAGCTGACCCGATGCCAAACCAACCGACGGATTCGGTGTTCACGGGTGAGGTAGATGAAACAACGCCGTGGGGTGATTTCCGTTCACGATTCACGGTCTTGGACGTGCTAACATCAGCGGGGTGGAAAGTCGTCAAGGAAACGACCGATATGATATCGGTGTTGCGCCCCGGAGATACCAAGGCGGAAACCAGCGGTGTCATATTCAAAGATTCGGGATTGTTCTTCCCGTTTACCACGTCCACGCAATTTGAGGCGGAAACATCGTACGATTCATTCCAAGCGTTTGTTGTGTTGGTACACAATGGTGATTTTCAACGCGCGATCCAGGATCTTCGCAACGACGGATTTGGTCAACAATCAGAACCGCAAGGCATCCCCGACGACGCCTTGTTTGATTACGACAACGCTACGGAAGAAGAGATTGACGAGATGGCGGCCTTGCTGTCGTCATTGGAAACGGATTCCACACAAGAAATTGAAGAACCGGAAAAAGCCATCACGCTGAACTTTGGGATGGATGCCTACATCTTTGGAACGCTGGGCAATTTCTCATTGATCCAGGGAAAGGCAAAGTCAAGAAAATCATTTTTCCTTTCCGCATTGATGGCGGGGGCGATATCGTCGCACGACGTGTGCGGTCATATCCGTGGTCATATATCGGACAAGGTTAACATTTATATTGATACCGAACAAGGTGATTGGCACGCCTCCAAAGCGAAGCACCGCATCCAATCGATGGCGGGTCTTGACCCACGTGTAAACCAACCTAATTTCAAGCACTACCGATTCCGCGGTGTGATGTCCAACAAAGAACGGATGAGGTTGACGGACTATTTGATGACGATCAACGACAACATTGGATTGGTGGTGATTGATGGTATTGTTGACCTGGCATCGAAAGGTGTGAATGATGAAGAGGAGGCAACGGCTATTGCATCGAAGTTGTTGCAATGGACGAGTGAAAAGAATTGTCACATTGCGTGTGTGTTGCACGAAAACAAGAACGACCGCAACGCTAAAGGACACCTTGGATCGTACCTCGTTCAGAAGGCAGAAACAACCGTGTCGTTGGCCAAGTCAGAAACGACGCCGTCAGCATCGGAAATCGTTCCGGAGTATACAAGGAACAAAGAATTCCCGTCAATGGAAATGACCATCACGGGCTTTGATTCTATTGAGTTGACGCAAAAGGAAGATTTGGAATCGATTCCCGACCGCGTATGGACGCCAAACGACATGAAGCGCATATTACCATTGATTACGGGAAAGACGGGCACCACGGCCGTCCAGTTCATTCAAGACACGGAAGATGTGCCGAAACGCATTGCATCGAAGTTGTTGAATGAAATGGAAGCCAACAAGATGTTTGAATGGGTACGAAAAGGGCGGTCAAACGTTATTGAATCGAATTTAGAATTTTAGTATATTATCAAGATGAAAACGGTTAATTCACTATCGGGCGGAAAAACGTCCTCATATATCGCGGCACATTATCCGGCGGACTACGATGTCTTTTCGTTGGTGCGCATTGAAGACGAACGATGCCGATTCCCGGATGAAAAGGTTCGTCAAATTGTAGAAGACAAGATTCAAGCGCCGTTCATCGCAACGGCTGAAGATGACACGATCATCTACACAATGTTAGATTTAGAACAATACATTGGTCGTGAAATTACTTGGGTGACGGGAGTAACTTTTGATGAGGTGGTTCAAAAGAAAGGCGGTTGGCTACCCAATAAGCTTCACCGCTACTGCACGACTAATATGAAGTTGATGCCGATATTTCATTGGTGGTATAAAGAGATTGGAGAGCCAGCAGAAATGCGCATCGGGTTTCGTGCAAATGAAATGCGCCGCGCGAAGAAAATGATTGAGCGCAAGAATGAAAACGGATTGCTTGAAATCAAAGCAACGGTTTCAAAACATCCAAGCGGACGCAATAAATGGCAAGACTTTGAGTGGCAAGCGCCATCATTTCCTTTGATAGTTGACAACATATATAAAGACAACGTTGAAGAATATTGGAAAGACAAGCCCGTTCGTTTTGCGTGGATGAACAATTGTGTGGGGTGTTTTCATAGAAACGAGATGTTGTTGAAGAAGATGTTTCAGAACCACCCCGACAAGATGCAATGGTTTGCGGATCAAGAAATCGGACGTGGCGGAAAAGGAACGTGGCGAACTGGTGTGACCTACGAGCAAATAAAGAATTACAAAATGCAATTTGAATTGTTTGAAAGCGATTTCGATGATTGCGATTCCGGATACTGCGGCTTATGATTGATTTAAAAACAAGAAACAAGATTGCGCAAATCTTTGTCGATTTGAATGTTGGGGACACCAAGCCAGTACGTAATCAAGATATGGTGCCGTTGTTAAAGGAAGTAAACAACACGGCAATCATTGGACACGCCATCCGATTTGTGACCACGCCCGACGGTGTCGTCACACACCTTAAGAAGTATAGAAAAACCGCAATAGAAAAACGATTTGAAAACGAAGGTCTGCACTAAATGTGATAAAGAGAAACCCCTGGATCAATACAACAAATTGATTCGTGGCAAAGGCGGACGACGTGCGCAATGCAAGACGTGTGACCATCAGTATAGAAAGGAACGTGGCTTGCAGATACCGCAGACAACCGCCAAATACAAGCTCACACAACAAACGATGATGAATCATATGTACATCCATTTCGGCTGGTGGGAATCACGAATGACCAACATCGAACGCGATCAGAACCGCCGAGATGTAAAGAAGTATTACAAAGAAGAGAAACGAATAGATTTTAAGAAAGAGAAATGATTGAGATTAACCAGTTGGATTTGTTTTCGGGCATTGGTGGATTCCACCTTGGCTTTGAGCGTGCCGGATACAAAGTCAATTCCTATTTTTCGGAGATAGACAAACACGCCGTTGCGGTGTATAAACAACAATTTAAAGACGCAGAATATGTCGGATCAGTTACAAATGTTCGGGGAGCAGACCTCCCCCAAATCGACCTCATCACCTTTGGAAGTCCTTGCCAAGACTTTAGTTTGGCTGGAAAACGTCAAGGGATGGGAGGAGAACGATCAAGCCTTATCCTTGAGGCAATACGACTCATCAGCGAATGCAGACCACGAGTTTTTGTGTGGGAAAATGTTAAGGGAACATTCTCCTCAAATGATGGCGAAGATTTTGCGGCAATCCTCCAGTCCTTTACCAACATTGGGGGCTATCGACTTGAATGGCAATTGCTTAATACATCGTGGTTTCTACCCCAAAATCGAGAGCGAATATACCTTGTCGGATATTCTACAAGACCCGGTGGAGATTGGCGAGGAGTTTTTCCTATCGGAACGACAAGTGGAAAGCTTCACAAGCGGGCATCAAAAATCGCCGCTACATTACAACACCCCGGACATAGTGGTGGAAACTACCGAGGAATGAATATGGTCGCAGAATCTTGCGAAATCAAGGTGAATTCAGCAACGTCAAAAGGTTATGAGGTGGCAAGACAAGGCGATAGTATCAACTTTGCTCAACCTAATAGCGAAACCCGACGCGGTCGTGTAGGTAAAAACAAGGCACAAACACTTGAAACATCTTGCAATCAAGCGGTGATCCAGGCGAACTATAAATACCAAGCGTTGAACAAAGCAATAGAGAAAAATCCGAAAGAGTTTGTGGCTGGCAATCCAAAAGCAATAGATTGCTACAATTCTAATGTGATGAATATATCACCTTGTTTGAGGTCACCCGAACATAACGCTGAAAGAGTTTTTGATGGTTACCGCATCAGAAGACTAACACCAATAGAATGCGAACGATTGCAAGGATTTCCCGACAACCATACAAGCTTGGGCGATTACGATGGTGAAGTCAAGCCAGTCAGCAACACACAACGATACAAGCAATGCGGCAATGCGGTCACGGTTGATGTGGTCAAGGCAGTCGCTGAAAGATTAAAACCTATATTCAATGCCTAATGTACCAAAGAGAAAACAACGGCCTTGGTTGCAAGGTTCGCAACAACAAAGCAAAGAACGATTGCAACGCAATAAGTTCTACCACACAACCGCCTGGCGTAAGCTACGCGCAACGTTCATCAAACAACACCCAATGTGTGTCGAATGCGATGGCGTTGGACAAGTGGTTGACCACATCGTACCCATCAAGCAAGGTGGTGAATCGTTGGCGTGGGACAACCTACAAACAATGTGTCATCGATGTCACAATATAAAGAGTGGAAAGGAAGCACATCAATGATAACGCAAACACAAAACACACACGGGGGGCGGTGTCAAATGTGAAAAGCAATGTGATAAGTAATCGCCACCCCCGTCTTCTTTACACCCCCGCAATTTTGGGGACGCGAAAGTCAAGAAGTGGGCAATAAAATGATAAGAAATGGGCAAAGGAAGAAAACCAAAACCAACGGCGCTATTGAAAGCGCAAGGAACATACGACGCCAGCCGTCACAAAGATAGATTCGAAGCCGACGGAACACCGTCCGCACCAACGATCCAGTCAGCAAACGAAACGTTTGATTACTTGGTCAAGAAATTGGACGACCTTGGGGTCGTTGCGGAAATCGATGCGATGGCGTTGCAGATGTTGGCGGACGCTTGGGAAGATTACCAGGTGGCACGCAACGTGATCAAAGAACAAGGCCCGACGTATTCAACCACCACGGCGCAAGGCGATTTGATGTGGCGACCACGCCCCGAAGTTCTGATGATGAATCAGTCGTGGGCAAAGGTGGAAAAGATGATGGTTCAATTTGGATTGACGGCATCGTCGCGCGCAAAAATATCGGTTGAAGAAAAAATACAAACGTTAGACGATTTGATTGAGTAATGCACCACGACGAAACAAAATCAAACAAGATCATCAATTTCATTGAGCGCGTGTGCACACACGTCAAAGGTGATTTGGCGGGCAAACCGTTTTTGTTGGAGCCGTGGCAACACGATTTCATTCACCAGTTGTTCGGCACAATGAACGATGGGGGCTTAAGACAATACCGAACATCGTACGTGCAGATTCCACGAAAGAACGGGAAGTCGAATCTTTCGGCGGCCATCGCGCTGGCAACGTTATTCGTTGACAAGGAACCCGGCGCCGAAATTTATTGTTGTGCATCGTCGCGCGATCAAGCGAAAATCGTTTTTGATGTTGCCAAACAAATGATTCGGAATTCCGCAATCTTGGCGCGTGAATGCAACGTGTTCCAAAATTCAATCGTGAAGAAGGGAACCAATTCGTTTTTGAAAGCGGTCGCCGCGGAAGCGGGGACGTTGCACGGGGCGAATGCCAGTTGTGTGATTTACGACGAATTGCACACGGCGAAGAATCGTGAATTGTGGGATGTGATGGCGACATCGATGGGTGCGCGTTCGCAACCGCTAATGATAGCCATCACCACGGCTGGCGTCTTTGATCCGAATTCCATTTGTTACGAGTTGTACGATTACGGAAAGAAGGTGCGCGAAGGTGTGGTGAAAGACACGACCTTTTTGCCTTTAATATATGAAGCCGATTCAGGTGACGACATCCACGATGAAGCGACGTGGCAAAAAGCCAATCCAAATTTCGGCATCAGCATCAAGCCGGAATACTTTAAAAAGATGGCGAACGAAGCGAAATCGTTGCCGTCCGCTGAAATCGCATTCCGTCAACTGCACTTGAACCAATGGGTGAATTCGTTATCGGGTTGGATTGCCGACGACGAATGGATGCAATCGGCGGGCAACATTGATTTGGAGCAGTTAAGGAACCGCAAGTGTTACGCTGGCCTTGATTTGGCGGCCACGGAAGATGTCACCGCCTTTGTGATGGTGTTCCCAATGGACGACGATAGCATCAAGGTTGTTCCAAAGCTTTTCGTTTCCGAAGCGGCGGTGGAAAGACGTCGGAATCAGACGGGCGGTTCGTACGACACATTCGTCGCCAACAAGGAATTGATCGTAACCGAAGGGAATTCAACGGACTACAACGTCATTCAAAAGACGATTTTGGAATGTGCGGAAATGTTCGACATCCATTCGATTGCGTTTGACCGTTGGAATTCAAATTCATTGGTTCAGCAATTGACGGACAAGGGGTTGGAAATGGATCCGTTTGGTCAAGGTTTTATATCAATGACCGCACCGATAAAGAATGCGGAAATCTTGGTGAAGAAACGATTGTTGCACCACGGCGGAAACGGAATGTTGCGTTGGATGGTTGCCAATGTGGTGACGAAAAAGGACGATGCAGAAAACATCAAGTTCAGCAAGGCGAAGGCTGGCGATAAGATTGACGGCATCATTGCAATGATTATGGCATTGGGCGAGATGATGACGATGGAAAACAAAGATGTCACGGGAACGTCGACGTATGAATCGCAAGGCATTCGAATGTTATGATGAATTTAGAAGATGCCCGCGATTTAGGGTTGCAATTGTTCAATTTAGGGTTCACGCCCTGGATCGCAGAAACGGGCGACGGTTATGTCATCAGAATCTTGCTTGAGGGTAAAATCATCAACGTTTTTCGCACCGATGTAAATTTATTGGGAAATAATTGATATATTGTGGATAACAAATACAAAAAGAGTGAATTATGAACCCAATTGAACACGTAACCATCGGCACCATCATCGAGATGGTGAAGACTGGCAGAAGATTCGTGGTCGATAGCATTTCGCCACAAGGGATTGCATTGAAAGAGTGTTCGCGAATTGTCAATTTTTCGCGTTCCGCATTGAGTGAGAGGCTGAAGAAAAAGTCAGCTATCATTGTACAACATTAGCGAAACGAAGGCCCGTTCGGGCTGGTAGTTGTTTTTTGGTTGGAAGGGATGTCGCAAGATGTCCCTTTTTTATTGTTAAAAACCAACGTTTTGGGCGTTGCGGATGATAACGTATTTTTATCCCGAATAGTACTATCATTTTCAACCGAATGGCCGAAAATCAAAATCTTTTTGGGCGTATTTTAGGGGCGTTTAGAAACAACCCAAATCGTCCATCGACGTCTTTGGCGAATCCAGCCGAATGGTTGTTCGCTGATAACGAGTCGAAAACCGGAATCGCGGTCACGGAAAATTCTGCGATGCAATTGTCTGCGGTATTCGGTGCCGTTCGTGTTATTTCCGAAACAATGGCCTCTTTGCCGTGGCACGTAAAACAAACCAACGACGGAATCGTTGTTGATGCCGATGCGCATCCAATAAACCAACTAATTCATCACCCAAATGCAATGATGACGGATTTCACCTTTCGTGAAACGTGTCAAGCGCATTTGTGTCTACACGGGAATGCATTCATCGCAATCAAACGTGACGGCGCTGGGAATCCATTGCAGTTGATTCCTATCCATCCGGATCGTGTGGAGGTTAAAGTATACAAGGACGAAAAGTTTTATCAAGTCGACGGAAAGGAAACGTTCGACGATTCCGAAATGATTCACTTGGTTGGATTAGGATTCGACGGTATTGTTGGAAAATCAGTTTTAGAGGCCGCACGTGAATCAATCGGTCTTGGATTGGCGGCAGATAGATTTGGCGGTTCATTCTTTGGCAATGGCGCAAACGTGTCGGCGGTTCTAACACATCCGGGACGATTAAGTGACGAAGCCTACAAACGCCTCATCAGATCCTGGCACCAACGCAACGCGGGGTTAGATAATGCGCACAAAACGGCAATCTTGGAAGAGGGGATGAAGGTGGAAAAGATGTCCATCAGCCCACAAGAATCGCAGTTCATCAGCACAAGAAAATTCGGTGTGGAAGACATCGCACGATTCTTCCGTCTACCATTAGCCTATTTGGGTTCGATGGAAAATTCAAGCACACGTGCCAACGTTGAGGAGCAAGGAATTATGTTCCAACGCAACACGATCTTGCCTTGGGTGAAACGCTGGGAGTCGGAATTCAACCGCAAGCTTTTCATTGGCAACGATGCCGAAAGATATTATGTGCGTTTCAATATGGACGGTCTATTGCGTGGCGATATCCGTTCGCGTTACGAAGCATATACAAAGGGACGTCAATGGGGTTGGATCAGCGCCAACGACGTTCGTAGATTTGAGAACCTGGCACCAATCGAAGGCGGTGACGCCTATTTGCAACCGATGAATATGGTTGAGGTTGGACGCCCACAAAACGAAGACGATGCCGTGGAATGATTATCCAAAGGCGGCGTCTGATAATGCCGCACGTGCGCTGAAACATCGCGACGAGAATGGAAGCGATTGCGGTACGCCAGTAGGTTGGCAACGCGCGAACCAATTGGCCAAGCGCGAAACGATTTCCGACGAAACGTTGGTGCGCACCTATTCGTTCCTATCACGTGCGAAGACATACGACCAAGGGGATTTCACCGATGCCGATGGCAAGGAAATTTGCGGTTCGATTATGTATGCCGCGTGGGGTGGCGACGAGATGTTGAATTGGGCGAAAAGAACAATCGAACAAATGGAAAACGAAGACAAAAGACACATAAAATCCGTAGTCGAAACCGATGACGAAATCGTGATCACGTTCGGCAAATCGGAAATGGAAGAAAGCGGATATAAAGATGAAGAGCGTGCAGAACCAAACGAATTGTCGGTTGGTGATTTTGTGCGTTGGAGTTCATCCGGTGGTAACGCATATGGCCGTATCATCCAAGTGGAACGCGACGGCGAAGTTGAAGCCGATTCGGGTTTCATCGTGAACGGCACGGCGGATGATCCCGCCGCCCTTATTAGGTTGTACCGCTACGATTCAGAATCGGATGCGTACATCGAAAGAAAGCCCGTGTTGAACGTAGCACATCGATTCAGCACATTGGAAAAGTTTGACGCGGAAGTTCGCAAATCATCGGTGGTGAAAGAACAACGCGAATTCCGAATGGAAAATGCGGAATACCAAGGCAACACGATTCGCGGTTATGCGGCGGTGTACAACAGCGATTCTGAATGGATGGGTGGTTTTTATGAGCAAATTGCAACGGGTGCGTTTGACAACGTTTTGGACAACGACGTTCGCGCCTACTTTAACCACGACGAAAATTTATTGTTGGGTCGTGTGTCAAGTGGCACACTAAGAATCGGCACGGACAAACGCGGTTTGTATTACGAGGTCGATTTGCCGAATACAACATATGCGAATGATTTGGTGGAACTAATGAAACGAGGCGACGTGAATCAATCGTCGTTTGCGTTTTTGATTGACGAGGATCGTTGGGAACAACGTGACGGCAAAACCTACCGAATCATTGAGAAAGTATCACGTTTATTAGATGTTAGTCCAGTTGCGCAACCAGCGTACCCGGACGCAACATCAGAACTTAAACGAGATTTGGAAACGGAAACAAAAGAGGAAATCGAAACGGCAGCGGTAGAAGATACGGCATCCGAATCGGTGGAAACCAAAGAAGAAGATTCCAACCTTTATTTGTATAAAAGTAAAATTCTAAATTTTTAAACGATGAAAAACATCGAATTGCGCGGACAACGCGCGGAGCTAATTAAAAACGCAACGGCAATCGTTGACGCGGCTCAAAAAGAAGGTCGTTCTTTGACTGGCGAAGAAAAGTCAAAATTCGACGCAATGGAAGCAGATGCGAGAAGCATCAAAGACCAAATCGACACGCTTGAGCGTGCGGCAGATTTGAAAAAAGAATTGGCGTCAAACGCTGAAGCACGTGCGGCCGCTCCAAAAGCAACTCGCAAAGGTGCATTCGAAAAATACCTCCGCAATGGTATGGGTTCTTTGAACAACGAAGAGCGTGCGCTAATGGGTGAAATGCGTGGTACATCAACGCAAGTTGTTGGTACTGATTCTTTGGGTGGTTTCTTGGTTCCTCAAGATTTCAGCGACGAATTAGACATCGCAACATTGTTTACCGGTGAGGTTGAGCGTGTAGCGAAGAAATTGAACACGGCGGGTGGCGCATTGTTGGACTACCCAACAATCAACGATACTGCAACGGACGCAAACCTAATCAGCGAAGCGGCAGCGGTAACGGTTCAAGATATGACATTCGCTAACAAGCAATTGTCAGCTTACAACTACGCATCACAAGTTCGCGTATCTATGCAGTTGCTACAAGACAACGCATTCGATCTGAACGCGTTCTTGGCTGAATCAATGGGTGAGCGTATCGCACGTGCATCTAACGGCGCATTGACTACGGGTACTGGTTCAAGCCAGCCACAAGGTATTGTGACGGGTTCTGCACTTGGTAAGACTGCGGCGGGTGCTACAGCAATCACCGAAAGCGACCTATTGGATTTGGTATACTCAATCGACCCATCGTACCGCAACAAACCATCATTCGGTTTGATGATGCACGACAACGTTGTTTCTGCAATCCGTGCGCTTGGTTTCGGTTCAAGTAACGATTTCCCAATCTTCGTTCCATCTATGGAAGCGGGTCAACCGGATCGTATCTTGGGCATTCCAGTATATGTAAACAACGATATGCAATCAAGCATCGCAACGGGTACAAAAACCGTGATTGCGGCTGATTTCAGCAAGTACGTTGTTCGTAACGCTGGCGGCGTTCAGTTTGTACGTCTAAACGAACGTTACATGGACGAACTCGAAATCGGTTTCGTTGCATACGCACGTAAAGATGGTGCCGTTCTTGATAGCCGTGCAGTTAAGCACTTGATTCAAGCGTAATCATAAGCGATTCAATATGAAGGTTAGATTTTTGAAATCTATCTCCGGAACTGGATTCCACTACCGTAAAGATGCGGTAGTGGATATCCAATCCGAAGAACGATTGACGGACTTTTTGAACGCTGGTTTTTGTGTGGCGATTGCTGAACCACCAAAGAAGCGTGCAAAAAAAGCCGTGAAGAAAACCACATCAAAAGAAAAACGATAAACGATGGCAATTGATATTGTAACGGCGGCGGCGTCGGAACCAATCACCTTGACGGAAGCAAAAGACTTTTTGCGCGTTGACCATAGCGATGACGACACATTGATTTCGGCATTGATTACGGCATCACGTCAAATGTGTGAAGAATACACCCGACGCATTTTGGTCACAACGACCGTGGATGAATACTTTGACAAGTTCCCAAAAAACAAGTGGAACAATTTGTCTA